GTTTTAGAACCTACTCGCTTGAATGATTTAGTTGATGAACCTGAATATGCAGGAATTGACTTTGTTCAAGCTGGCAGGTGTGCTAAGAAGGAAACTCGTAATGTTCCTGCTTTTGTCACCAAGTTCTGGTCAGAATTGCCGAAAGTGCAGTGCAAGTTGGGTGAATATCTTCAGAGTGCTATTGAAACTTTGAAGCAATATCCCATCATTGCAGCTACTATGGCTATTTTGCCTTTGGCTTTGTACTTCCTTTGGCCTAATAGTGCTACTGAGACAGAGTTGGCAGCTAGTGGAGATCCGAAAACTGTAAAGAAGTTTACTGTTGTTGAAATGGCAGCCAGTGCTGATCCTAAGACTGCTAAGCCTAGAGCTAAAGTCGAGGTTTGTGCTAGTGGTGATCCCAAGACTATGAAGTCTCGCGCCAAGGTTGAAGTTGCCCATAGTGCTGATCCTAAAACTGTGAAACAACAACGAAGGGTTGAATTTAGCACTGTTGGAGATGAGCAGATTGGTGAATTCACTGGTGAATTGCAGGCCGATCCTAATGCTTTTTCTCTGGCTCAAAAGTTGATCTTGAATATGTACAAGATTCAACTTTTCTCTGGTAGTGAAAGCTTGGGAGGAGTGAGAGGAATGTTTGTCAAAGGACGTATGTTCTTGACTGTTCGTCATCTTCGCTTTTTGCTTGAGAAATCGACTCACATTGTGCTTTCCAATGCTTCCAATCCTAGTGGTTTCAAGATCCCGGTTGATCAACTGAAATACTATGATATTGTTGGAGCTGATGGAGAACTCAAGGATCAGATGCTCATTCAGTGTCCTTCTATTGTGAGGCAACATGCTAATGTGCTTGACAGCTTTTCAGATAGTGCCGAATTGTGTAGATTCAAATATGCAAAGGCTTGTCTGTTATCGCCGGAGATCACTACGTGTTTGTTGCGTTACGGTCAAGTGGAAGCTGTGGATCAACCTTGGACATATAAGGGAGATCAGACCTATCACATTCGTGCTCACTATCAGTACGCGATGGAAACAACTAAAGGTGACTGTGGATCTCCTTTGATTGTCATTGGAACTCAATATCAGAAGAAAATTCTTGGAATTCACGTAGCTGGTGCCACAGGAGTTGGAATGGCTAGCCCTGTGAATAGGAATGATCTTGTGAAGGTGCTTAATAAAGTTCCTGATGTTTGCCAAATTGGTATGGAACCTGAACAATGGGTTGCTCATCTTGGTTATAAGGTTGAAGGCAATGAGCTTGTGTGCAATTTGCCTCGCCCCGAGGGTGATTTCACTCCCATTGGTAGGTCCTTGTATCCAATTATTGGATCATCAAAGACTCAATTGAGACCTTCCCTGATTCATGATGAAGTCGTTGAGCACTCTACAATTCCTTGCATTTTGGGACCTGTTTTTGTTAATGGACAAAAGATTGATCCCATGATGCAAGGCTTGAAGAAGTGTGCCGAACCATCTACTGCCTTGAACCAATCATATCTTATGGCTGCTGTCTCCGACGTGCGGATGAATTTTCCGGATGATGTAGAGAGACAAAGAGTTCTTAGCGATTATGAAATGGTTGCTGGCGTAGAAGGTGATGATTTCATGGTTGCCATAGCTCGTTCGACTTCACCTGGATATCCCTTTAGGAAAGAAGCCAAAGGGCCTGGAAAGACTGATTGGCTTGGTTCAGATGAAGAGTATACTCTCCGGTCTGATCTTAAGGAATTGATTGACAAGAGAATTGAGATGGCCAAGAATAATGAGAGGATGCCCACCATTTGGACTGATACCCTGAAGGATGAGCGAAGACCAATCAAGAAGGTTATGTCTGGGAAAACGAGAGTCTTTTCGGCTGGCCCTATGGATTATTGTTTGGCCTTTCGAAAGTATTTTCTTGGATTCGCCGGACATTGCGCCGCTAGACGAAACTTTAATGAAATCTCGGTTGGAACTAATGTTTATTCTCAAGATTGGGACGTCATTGCCAATATTCTTTCCTCTAAGGGGAAAAGAGTTATTGCCGGTGACTTTAGCAATTTTGATGGTACTTTGAATGCCGAGATTTTGTGGTCTATTTGCGACATCATCAATGATTGGTACAATGACGGAGAGGAGAACAAGAGAATTCGAAGGGTGCTCTGGTGCGAGATTGTGAATTCTGTGCATGTGTGTGGATCTACAATCTATCACTGGACTCATTCTCAACCCTCTGGTAATCCTCTCACGGCCATTTTGAACTCAATGTACAATTCCATTGCTTGTCGATATGTTTGGCTCTTGTTAACTGCCGATAGACCTCAAGATAATTCCATGAGATCTTTTCGCAACCACGTAACAATGGTAGCTTATGGAGATGACAACGTTCTGAACATTTCGGACTGTGCCACAGAATTTTACAATCAGGTTCTAATGAGTGAG